TTATGCTCCCCCACCAGCTGCTGCGCCTTCACCTGCTGCTGCAAATACAAGCAGTAAAGCACTATCACCTTATGATAAATCATCTGAAAATATTGTTGATATGTTAAATCTAATCGATCAATATGTAAAGAAAGGTACTATTCTTCCAGATGATGCTAAAAAAGCCAAACAGCTTATACGAGACGGTAATATAGATCAAGCTAAAAAATTAATAAATGCTGCTGTAGATAATAATAAATCTGCAGAAACTAATAATAAACCTGCAGAAACCACACCTAATGTAAAAAGTACAACGCCTTATGCACCTGGAGTAAAAAGTTCTTCTAATAATACTAGCATTGATCCGATGATTGCTGAAGATTTAACTAATAGATTAGAAACTATGCATACAGCTGGTACAATAAATGATAAATTATATAAAACTGTCTTAGACTATATTAAAAATGGTAACGAAAATGAAGCAACTAAAATAATAACTCAAGCAGAAAATAGCGTAACACCTGCAGGCAATATTACTTTAGATAAGAGTGGAGTGAGTGTAACACCAGTACCTAATAATTCTGCTTCTACTTTAAATCAACAGTCATCTCAAATGGCAGTTCAAAATGCTGCTCCTGCTCAAGCACCAGTAGTAATAAACAATAACAATAACGCTGCTCCAAGTGCAGGTGCATCTCCGCCTCCTCCACCTAGAACTTCAGGAGCGGTCATGACCGCTCCTGTTCCGTCACATATTGATAGAACCCTTTACGGGGACATGTTTGGTGCTGGCGTCTTTTAATCTGAAGAAGCTAACTTCTTAAAGAAGCTAAGATCCTCATCCTCATCATCATCCCAAGGTGCAGATGCTTTAGGAGTTTCCTTAGCAGGTACAGCTTTCTGTGGTACCGGGAATGCTTCATCTTCATCATTCATATGTGATGACTTTGAATTAGAAGATTCGGTAGCAGTACCAAGAGCTTTTTCAAGACGCATCTTTAATTCTTCGTACGACTTAAAGTGCTTTGGATCAAGTAGTTCTTGAAGTGAGTATTCACTCTTCCAAACTTTTTCCATATCATCATCGTCAGGAAGCATTGGTGCTGGTGTATCTAATTCAGACTTATCGTAGTTACGATAGCCCTCTACCTGACGGATCTTAAGCTTAAAGTTAGCACCTTCCCAGAGATCGAACGGGTTAATTGCCTTCTCATCAGCAAATTGAGGATACATTGCTTCGTTAAGCTTATCAAAGATTTTCTTGCCATACTTAAACAAGAATACCTTACCTTCGTTTTCTGGACGGGTAGGATCCTTAACAACATAAATGTTGCTGTAATATGAAAGACGGCGCTTCTGCTTACGAACTAACTCTTTATTAGCCTCAATACCGGAGTTCCAGAGCTTTGAGTTGTACTCTGAGACTGGATCTGGTTTGCCGAGTGAGTTAAGACTCTTTTCGATATACCAACCTCCAGGACCTTGAAACCCATGGTCCCAAATGCGTACGAAAGGTACCTCTTCTCCAACTGGAGCGGGAAGAAAACGGATGATTGCATAACCATTGCCGGCTTTGTCGACATCTGGTTTCCAGAGGCGTTCGTCATTGTTTGAATTATCCTGATTTTGTGATGAACCTTGATTAAGCTTGTTTAGCTCTGATGTGAGCTTTTCAAAATTAGCTTTGCGGTTCTGCTTCATTGCGTCAAAATTAGTAGCCATATTATTTCTCCGATGTGTTACGATGTATACGATATATTAATTGTAGTTTACGATGTATATGAAATCAAGAGAATTTGCTTCTCAAAATCCCACAATATTTATCCTTATCATAGGACATAAATGGAAATAATTTTTTACAGTTCAATGCAATCTGTGGCCAGAGTACAGGATCTGCAATTTTTTTATTCCAAGAACCAAAGAATCTCACACAGTCATTAATTATAATAAATGATTCTTTGGCTATCTTTTTTCTGGTAAGAAGCTTAAGTAAGTATGGATAATCACCATCGTCAGGTACTTCAAAATTCTTATCAAAATCTTCTAGTAGATTATCTATATCTGTTTCAAAGATATAGGTTAATGATTGTTTTCTTCTAAGATACTCATTATAGGCCAGATCTTTATCTTGGCTGAATAAATCTCCGACCCATATTTTTTTACCTTCAGCGAAATTTGCGACAAGGAAGGTGATGGGATCGGGATGCTTAGAAAGTTTATAGAACATATATTTGTCTTTGCGGGTTTCAAATGTATGTTCGTCTGCACGGACTTTCCCGTTATACTTGAAGTAGTCGTAGCTTTCTGTGGTAAAATGCATAGAGACGGCATTGTATAATTTATAAGCCTCAAAAGGTGTCATATTGGAAGTCGTGCTGTCTTCTTCATAAGATTAAGGTTTTCAGCTTCAAATTGAATTTTAGCTTTTAATGCACTACTTTGCTTTACTAGTGAAGCAGCAACTTCTACTTCTACATTGTTTACTTCACAATAATATAATACTGCTTCAAAAAATTCAATATTTTTAGTCTTGACAATATTTTCTATCTCACGAATAAAATCTTCGTTAGTTTTAATTTTTACCATTTTTATTCCTTAATGGGGAGTGGAGGGGGGTACCCTCCACTTTATATGTTGTTACTTACTATCAATAAAAACTTTTAGCTCATTTGCTAAAGCCATAATTTGCTCATTAGTAGGGTAAGATAATGCATTAATAGCAGCTGTGCGTTCTATAGAATGTTCTGCTGTAGTTTCTCTAATGCGTTCCATGGCAGCATAATAAGTATCGCTTAATTGTCCACGTGCATATTGAATTAAATCAAATCTGATTTCAAAAGGTGTCTTTGTCATTTTAGTCTCCTATGTGTTGTGTTTGTGTTTAAAGTGTAGTGAGCCCGTTATTTAATAGGGTGGAGCTCATACCCCAGACTCAATTCTTAAGCAGCAATTTTCATTGCTGAGTAAGGAACGTTGTCGTTGGATGCTTTTAACATGCCATTTAGTTTTTTTTGCCTCAGTCTCGATCTTGTCTTTACTACACCTGTCGATCCTATTTCGCCCCCATATGATATACACCCAAAGCTGGAATGTCCCGCTACCGCCGAACAACTAGGAACTTCAACCCTCATGTATATTATGGAACACACCTTAGTGCGCCCCCATCAAAGATACACAAATAAAACAAGTATTAGTTGCTGTTCTATTTCTTGTCACCCTACCCTAAAGCAACAATCTCGCAGGATGTTTGTGTATCTATGGTGGAGGCGGCGGGTACTGCCCCCGCGTCCAGAATGTCTATTCTACTAGATGTCAACAACATCAGCATTATATTTATACTATATTATAAAGTAGAAATCAACTGTTATTTTTTCTTGCGGTGCTTAAAACTACCCGTGCCACCTGACTTAACCCATTTGGTTTTACCATTAGAAGATTTATATTTAGTAAATGTAGAAGAACCGGATTTAGTTTTAACAACTTTGGATGATCTAGACTTTGAGACAGTCTTACCTTTACCAAATAGACCAAACATTTTATCTGCCTCTACTTTTACCTGTAAAATTTTTAGAACTCTTTACATTAAAATTTTGTTTCATTTTCATAGAATTTAAATTAGGATCTTTTTTAATATTAGGAACATTTACTTTATTAACTTTAATATCATCTAAAGGTTTTTTCATTATTACTCTCCAATATTATTTTTCTTATCGAAATAATCTAGATATTCTAAATCAAATTCATTAATATAAAATAATGAATCTACCGGAAGTGTCTCACCTATATATTTGTCAAACTCAGTTGAGTCAGTTTTTAAAATGTTTTTATTTACGACTGTAAAAGCTTTATTGTAAATTTTAAGATCTTCCTCTTCACAATATTTTTTAGCTAAAAACATTGTGTTTTTAGAATTACATAAATCGTCTACTAGCATGACAGGCTCATCAGTAACTATACCTTCCATCCTATTAAGAGTACCGTAAGTTTTTCTGTCTTTTCTTATAGAAAAAGCATTTACGTTAATACCAAAAGAAGGGGCGGTCATAGCTAGACCAACTATAAGAGGTGTTGATCCGGTTTCTAAACCTGCTATTTGAAAAGGTGATTTTTTAAATTCTTCTGCGTACTTTGACCAAAAAAGCATACCTGTGTATGTGAGAAATTTACTATTAAACAGCATTTTACGTAAATAAAATTGCCATATGTAACGATCACCACTATGTGTTAGTAAAACAAAATTTCTATCACCTGGCGGTCTTCTTATTATACAGTTATCATTTATATAATTATATAATATTGATCTCATTTCTTTTATTTCATCATCAGAGAATTGCATTTTACACTCCAAATTTTAATATATATTTTTCTCTAATATCTAATAACGGTTTAATATAATTATCTCTACGGTCTTCAAAAATCTGAGGCTCTTCATCATCTACTGAAATAAGAATAACTATTCTACTTACTGGGATACTAAATCTCTCTTCGTACATAATAGCATATGCTGTAGCCTGACAAAAATAATTAAGAATGTATTCTTTATTCTTTGGCTTTCTCGCTGTCTTAAAATCTATGATAGCCAACTTACCTTTCCATTCTGCAATACAGTCTACTGTACCAGCCATCTTAAGATAATCTGAATACAATCTTACTTCTTGTAGGTGGATGTTGTCGATGTTTGTGTCAAGTTGCTGTTTAAGTAATCTGAAGTTTTCAACATCATCGAAAGTATATTTAGAGGTATCGATGTTATCATTATTGAGATAGTTTTCGCAGAGTTGATGAATGCGTGTACCTCGAGTAGCTGCTTGGCTGCTAACTCTATTTGCTTCTTCATCACCGACTCTATCTCGCCATTGTTTAATTGCATCTGCGCCCATTAATCCTGTTACTGTTGTTACTGATGGATAGAGTTCACCGGTAGGTGTTTTATAGTACCTACCGGTGTCTGTATTTACTTGTTCTAACACCTCAGTTGAATTAAGGATCTTTTGGGGGAGGTGAGTGAAGCGCTTGCGTTGGGCTAAAAGAGCCGGCAGCTCTGACTGGAACTCTGAAATTATTTTCAATTTGTGTCTTCTTAATAATAAAATCTTTAACTAAACCTGATCTAACAATATCATCTTCTACTAATTCAATACATGAAAAATACTTATTCATTTTGTGAAGAATTTTCATAAATTGGAAAATACCAGACTTCTCATCATCCCATTTTAAATCAGTTTGTCTATAATCGCCACAGAAAATAATCTTACAGTTATTTCCTGCTCTAGTAATAATAGTACATAATTCTGAATATGTCATGTTTTGACACTCATCAACAATAATGATTGTATTGTCTAGAGTCATACCTCTTAGGAAAGAAGATGTTTCAAAATAAATGGTATTTTTGTTTTTTAGAATTTCGTAAGCATCCCCTCTACCGTAAAGTTCGGCACAGATAGATTTATAAGGGGCTTCATAAATTTTAGCTTTATCTGCAATGGACCCTGGAAGGAATCCCATATCTCTTGATGGAACAACCGATCTAATGATCGTAACACTATTATAGTCTCTATATTCTTCAATATCTGACAATGCCAAATACAATGATAAAAATGATTTACCTGTACCTGGAAGACCGTGGATTAAAAGATTCTTACCGTTAATAAATTCTTTAAAAATTAACTCCTGGTTCTTTGTCTTAGGTTGTATTGTTTTTAGTTCGAGGCTATTTCTTTGTTTTTGTTGCTCCTGACGCTTTTGTTGTTTCATTAATCTTTTTTCAGCGCGAGATAATGCTTGCATGTAGGCCTCTCTTATTTTACCATGTATTAATAGTGCTCCTTTTACCGCTTGCCTTTTTAATACGCTTTAGAACATCACGAAAGCCAGAATCAGGCTTATGAAGGCCTAATCTGGTTGGGTCTGCAATATTAGGAACGGTGATTTGTTGTTCTAAATGAGGGTTTGCCTCTTTAAATGAATCTAACTCATCCATAGGCATATTAATAATAGATACTTTTTTAGTAGTCTTATTATAGAATGTATAATTAGCCATTAAAATGTATACCCTTAGACGCCCAGTACTTTTGAACGTCATCTTTATTTAGGGGATCCATGCCTTTGGCGCGCATCTCTTCTTCTACTAAATCTTGAAGATATGCTTTTTCTGAAAGATTTTTTGGGTTATAATATTCGTCAATAATCTTGGTAGAATCTGACGGGTTACTGTTCAACATCTGTTGTTGTGACATTTAGCATCTCCTTAAGTTTCGGTCTCATTCTCATTAAAGCTTCAGGTTCGTGTTGCATAATAATATGAACTGTCTCACTAATACCTCTTTTATTACCTTCAATCCAATAGTAATAAGAAATAACAGCCAAGATACAAGTGTAACCAATTGCAAATAAAAAATTTTCCATGTAATTATTCTTCGTCGTATGAAAGAAGGCGATCTAAATTTTTTGATCTTAAAGCATTATCATAATTGCGATATTGCTTCTGGTGTTTATCTCTTTTAACATCTTTGAATGATATATTCTCTTCATCGATGTATCCGTTTCTTTTTTTAGATGGTTTAAAATCAAACTTTTGAAATTTATTTGACTTGTTCATTTTCGCTAATTAACCCTGGAAATGCTTCTTTAACGACAGCTTTAGTAATATTCTTATAAGGTGATTTTTTATCTTTCATAGCAATAAGTAAGTCTGCATCAGCAGGGCTTACCATTTGTAGAATTTCAATAAAAATTTGTTCTCTACGGATTGGTTTCAAATTAGGATTACCACCTTCTATAAACAAATATAATCTCCTAGCTTCATTTAATAAAGCTTTAGGTTCATCATACATATTTACTTTAAAAGGAGGTCTACCTTCTGGAAGAAGAAATTTAATGGACGGATCAAACATGTATTTAAGAATATTCATCAATACTGGATGCCCATTTACTCTTAATGACTCGATAATTTGTTTCTTGTCATCTAAGTCATTTATCTGTTGCAATACCTTAGCAACAGAATTCATTTTAAATAGTGTACTCATATTAAAATTCACCAATGTTTTCCATAAGAAGTTTTAACTTATGTTCTATAAAATAATTAAACAATTTACTGCGATCTTTTCCTGATTCCTCATTATATTTATTAATTACTTCATTTTTAATATTTTCTGGAATCATAGTCAAATCGATCATTTGCTTGTTACGAAGAAAATTACGATCTGCTTGAGGGTCTAAAAGCATTCCACCATCACTATAAATTTTATCTATCTTTTTTTGTGTAAGAGGGCGCTGTCTACCATTAGTAACAAATACATTATCGCTACTAAGAACGTTGGGAACACCATCACCAGTATCACCTTTTAAGATCTGCTCAAAAAGATATTTTTTAGGATCATTGTGAGAGATCCATTTTTTTCTTACAGGATCATATTGCTTAACATTACCAAACGTCTGCAGCTGAATAAAATCTTTATCACCAGAAAGTATAAGAATACTCTCACCATAATTTAAAACATCAGAACCGTTTTGTAGAACTAATGTTGCAATGATATCATCAGCTTCCGCTGATTCCACTTGAATAACTCTGTAAGGAAAATTTTCTTTAATTTCCTGCTTTACTTTATTAAAGCACTCAAATACGTTTACCCAGTCTATCTCTGAGGCATCACGGTTCTTTTTACGATTTGCTTTATAGTAAGGAAATACTTGCTTACGCCAATAATTTTTATCATCACAAGCAATAATAATCTCTCCGTAGTCTTTACCAAATTTAGTTTTGTAAGTACGGAGAGAATTAATTACCATGTGTCTAAACAGTCCCTCTTCGATAGGGATGTTTGTATGATTTCCTAATTGCATCATCAGGTTGGAAATCATGACCTGATTAAAATCTACCAAAATCATTTTAAATGTTCCACATTAATCTGTACTATTAATATAATATGTATAGATTAATTAATCAACTGGTTTTTAATAATTTTCAATAATATCTTGCTTTACACCAAAATTGCCATAGGTTTTTCTTCTAACATTAGTAACCATACCGATATTATTGTAAGGAAGAACATCAAAAATAATGTGAATACGATCCTCGTCGGAATTATTATATGCCTGATGCATTAATTTGTTTTGAAACCACCATACTTCACCTTCATTCCATGTTGATTGCTCATCATGAACTTGCATAACACTGCCATTAGACTTTAATATAAAATGATATCTATCTCTAAAAAGATAATATAATCCGCTATCAAAATGTAAACTAATTTCACTATGAGGCTTTAAATTAACGATCATAGCTCTTTCTAACTTACCTGCACCTTGTTTCAATGCAAAATTGTTTAAAAATTGAAGAGTTTTAGGATAATGATCTAAACCTACTTTAGTTGTTCTTACGTCTTGATTATAATTAAGGTCAGTAATACCGTCAATATTTTTTGCTTTTCTTAATGTAATACTTTCTGTCTGTACTCTATCAGTATTATTTTGGCGGTTTGTATTATCATTCCAATCTTCTGGAACTATTTCATTTAATATATCGGTATAATTAAAATTACCCATTTTAATAAATTTGTCAAAAGATACATGTCTGGTTTTTAAAGCAGCTGATGTAGCCTGACTGAATAACCATCTTATTGATTCATTGCTTTGTGCTGGGTCAAGACACTGATTAAGTAAAGTATCTAATTGACTCTCTAAAATATCGCTCATAAAACACCTGTTATTGAGTAGTTTCTTCTATTAATCTTTCCATCTCTTCTCTTGCTTCACCATCTATAGTGACACAAGTTTCGGCTATTTCTTGGAAAGTGTGTGGTACGTTTTTAATTGAATATAACAAAGATTTTATAGCCTCTTCCATAAAGACAATATTTTTAATGGATGATTCACCTGGCTTTACTTGTAGTCCGTATGATGATAATACTGCAAATACTGCTTCTACAGCATCATCGGCAACCTCATCACAGTAGTCTTTACGTATTAATTCGATATGATCTATTGATTCTTCAGCATTAGTTGGAAAAAATTTATCTGTATTTCTAGTAGGAAATTGTATTACGTTATCAGTCATTGTTACCTCACAACTTTGCAGAGGATGGTATTATTATTTATCCGATCTGAAAAATTGGTAGGTTGAACATTAATTTCATCCATAAGTTTACGGAGAACGATCTTACCACCAGTAAGAACTTTCTTTAACGTTTCTTCTGTCTTTCGACCAATCTTTTTCGTTAGTGATTGGTCGACATCATAACCATCAATAGCAGTGCGCTTAATAGTAAGCCCTGCAGGGCCCCTAGCACGAAATACCGTGAGCTTACTATACTTAGTATCGTAAGTCCAAAGTTCTTGAGCGCCAATAATCGTTGCTGGGTCAATCGATTGTAATTTATACTCATTGAATGCCTTTAGATATGTAAAGTTCTTGAGAAGCTTCTCTGTAGTAGGCGCTTTCTTCTTACGGGGTGCGCGTGCTTTTTTAACATTGCCTGAGAAACGACGACAGTCATTTAACATATCGCTTACTGTTTGATATTTTTCCTGCATTTGTTTCTTAGAGAAGTGCTCATAACCTTCTTTATCACCATTAAGAACATTAAGATACTCTTCCATTAATGGTTGATAAAAATCTGCAATCTTGTTAGAATGCATAGCAGGAATTTCATTCTTCTGCAACCATTCATACATATTAAACTTCTCACCCTTATCGATGAGAGCTTCTACATCACCTATAATATCAGATACACGCTCTCTTACGCGATCCTGAATAGAAGGTTTAACTGCAGCTGGTTTTGTATTCTCTTCTTTAACATCTTCTACATATTTTGCTGCGATTTTAATATCCTCGTTAACACGTACCCAATCATTAGGTTCAAGATCACGATTTTGATTAACAGCAATGCGACATAACCAGGCAGCTGTTGTGGGGAGACGATTATCCGGTATACGGTCAATCAGTTTGACCATGTTTTTATCTGACTTAAAATAATCTTTGAGATACTGGCGAACATCATCTTTTTCAGCCATAACGTTATACCAGTTAAAAGCTTTTAGCAAGTCAACTGTATTAAAAGAAACGTTCTTTGGCTCTTCTCCAAGATACTTCCAATTAACCAAATAATTTTCACTCTTCGTCTTACGAGGAGCTTTCTTTTTAAGAGCTTTAGTGCTGAGGAGACTTTTAGCCATTTACCAAATTCCTTCGATTAGATTCTTGTTCTAGCATCTCTGCCGCTATAAGATAGTGTTGTTCAGATCTCAACAGTTCAGCTTTAAGCTGATTAATTTCTTTTACCAGAAGTTCATTAGCAAACTTTTGACCAAGATACAGCTCGTACCATTTATCTGCATCATCTAATGCTTCTCGTAATTCTTGATTCATTTTTAACCTTTTAGTTTATGTTAGTTTTAGGTTGAGATAAAGAAGGGCAATTTTCAAAAAAGAATTCTGAAAAAGGCATGTTTATTATATAATCTTTTTTAGGTAAAACTTCTACCTGGTTAAATGATGAATCTAAAATATATTCTAATTGGTTTTTTTGTGCTTGAGAAAGAGTATCTGATTCTAAAATTTGTTCTAAAATATCTATAAGAAAATCTGTATTTTTTGGAGTTGAAGGTATTAGTTGAGTGAAAAATTTAGATTTATATTTAGACATTTTTACTCTCCTTTGCTTATACTTAATAATATAATAGTTTTATAATAAAAGCAACAGAAAAACACCGTTGAAATCATTGGATTTTTTAACTCATTGAAAACATTGGATATTTTATTAAGAAAAACTCAATGATTTCAACGGTGTTTTTTTAAAAAAACCTGTTGATTTTTTAATAAAAATATACGATTATAATAATATAAGGAATGGAGATAAAAATGACTGTGGCATTTACGGGAAATATGACTACCGTGTTTACTGGACAGAAAGCTTACGTTACTCGTAAGCTACGTGATCATCAGCGACGTGGCTGGGCTGTTGTTCGTTCTCATAAGCACCCTGATGGGTCTGAAACTTACGTTATGTCTTATGTTGGTAAAAAATAAGGAGCTTAATATGGGTGGTCGTGTATCAGCTTTTTCTGAGGATTATTTTAAAATGCAGCAACTTTATCCAGAACAATATGTTGTAACGAGTAAGAATAGAAAATATTCTTGGAAGCGCATCAACCTTCTCGTTGAAGAAGGTTGGAAGCTTAAATCTCAGAATGTCGATAAAGACGGGTTTATCCGTTCAGTATTGGTAAAGTAATATGCAGCTCAATTATAATGTTTCCAAAAATGGTAAAACATTAGGTGTGTATGATCAAAAAACCTATGGTGGTATTATAGAATACTACGTAGGACCTTTTGATACAGTTGATGAGTGCAGGCAGTATTGTAAAGAGTATTCAGATGCCTGGGAAATGGGGTATAATGGTCGTGCAAAAGCAACCATTATAGAAGATAAGCATTACGCTTCTTGTAGTCGTTGGTCATCTTGTGATTAATAAAGGATCTGCTATGAAAAAACAATATTTTATGTATATGCCTGAAATGTCTTGGATGTCACATGATCCAAGCATAGAAGATCGTTTAGTACCAATTAGAGTGACAGAAGCACCATTGGTTGTCTATAATCCGATTAAGTTAAAAAATATAGATGATTCAATTCCACCATCAGCATGCACGCTTGTAATTTATGGTGAAAGGAATTGGGATGCAGTTAATGTATATAGAAGTTAAATATTAAGAAGTTCTATAAATCAAAGTATCGTTATTTTGTGGTTGAGCAGGTTCTGCATCAGCTAATGCCGAAAGGAGAGCTAACCACTCTCCTTTTCTTATTTCCCAATTGTAGAAATAATCAAAGTATTGCTTTTGAAAATCTAGATAAGGGTCTGTTGAACCTTTATTCTTAATAATAGTTCTGATAGCATTATCTAACGTATTTGCAAATAGAACTGCATGTGCATTAGGATTTTCATTCCATGGGTACATCATAGCAAAGTTAGCGCAAGTCTCTGGAAGAGCAGCAAAGTTAGGGCATACTACTAAATTTTTAGCAGACATAGCTTCTACAACAGATATACAGCTTGTTTCTGGCCATATGCATGGATAAGCATAAATGTGAGACTTCTTAAGAGCTTCTCTAACTTCCTGGTTGGATACACCACCATGGTATGTAATCTTAGGATGAGCTCTACAACGATCAAAAAGAGCTTTATATTGCTCATCGCGTTGTTCCCAACCATAAACACTAAAGCTAGAATATACATCTAAATGTATATTATCAAAAATATTACATAGTTCTTCAAATACTGGAACTAGAATTTCTAATCCGCGATGCGGTGTAGTATGATAAATTAAACGTACTGTACCGTCATATTCTTTTACATCAATATCGATAGGCTCAATAGCATTTTTAATTACCATACAATCTTGATATGGTACACCTAGTATGAGATTATATAATTGCATCTGCCAATTAGATACACAAACAATCTTATTAAATCTCTGACGGCTACTAGCTTCTTTTAGGTGTTGTGATTCTGGGTCATTTGGAAGATCATGGAGCCAAAGAATCTTACGCTTATCAGAGCTAACGTCTCTGACTCTAGATAAAATAATTTGAAATTTTTCTAAAAGATCTGCTGGAAGATCTCTATAGAGACGTTCTTGCATAAGCTCAGAACCGCCTCTGGCGTTCTTATTCAGTTCATTCTTTTCCATAACAAATAACTCACAAATTAATAATTAATCTTTTTTTTCTTCACGCACTATAAAACTAGGAAGTTTCAATGAAACTTTTTCATCCTGTACACCAATTAGAAGATGTGCTGCTAGTGATAAAATACTCCATGAGCAAAAACCACAAGCCACTGATATTGCTACTATATTATCGGTTGTAGAATATAAATTCAACCATTCTATAATAATAGGAGCAAAAACAATAGCAGTTATAACACTCAAACCAGATCTAACAGATGCATCCCAAACATTATTAGGTCTAAAAAACGCCATAAATGACACTCCGCCTACCAGACCAGCTAAACCAGTAATCATTTTCGTCATAAGCGACGATGTTAAGGGATCAGACATATAAACCTCAGTCAAAAAACGCTACTGACTTTATTTATAAATCTCTAGTATTGAATCTAAACGGAACGATCTCCAGCTGTCGTTTTCTATATCCCAGACTGAAACTGAATTATCATTTACAGTTTTCTCTTTATCAGTCTTTTTTTCATAAGGCTTAATATAAGCCTCATTTAAAGTACATCGCATAGTACGCTCAGAGCCATCTTTTTTAGTAAATTTGACGCTAATTATACCACCATGTAGCATATTCATAAGGTTTGATTTAGATATGGTCTGCATGTCCACCGGAAATCTCCTCTAGATATTCTCTCAATTCATCATAACCACCGATATGCTTACCGTTAACTTGAACAATAGGCACTGTGCGAACACCTGGGAAAGTTTCTATAACAAAATCTATCCCCACATCTTCACCTACATTAAAATAGTTGTATGGAATATTTTTACTATCTAAAAGATTTTTAGCAGCTGCACAATATGTACAGTCGTGTTTACCGTAGACATTAATCATTTGAAGTCATCCTAATACCCATATCCTTATCTGGTCTCTTCCATGGACCGAAAGCAGCAGAATGAGTACCTTCTACGCGAATAAAACGCTTGTTAGTTTCATTTTTATTTGGATTAGGAATAGTTACCATAACTTTCTTACCAACAGCCCATGCATTAAGCTTGTTAAGAATCTTATCTAACTCTGAACGATCAGCACGCATAGCCCTTACAGTATCTTTAGAAATACTGTCTCTTTGACCTTTAGAAGAATATTTGGCTCTTGATGTTTTCTTACCCATAATTTATTCCTTTATCACTATTCTGCTACTTCAATAATTTTCTTTTGTGTAATTGTAGTACAACTTATACATTTAAAATAGAGTGTGCTGTGTTCTGGCTGTAGCCCATTAGGAACAAAATCAATAAGAATTAATGATCTATCACCTGAACCACAACTTGGACAATTACCTATTACTACAGGAACATTGCTACCTAGCTCACTGCACACTCTAAGTTCGTTATTAGGAAGCATTTGCTTTCTTTGCTCTTGACTTCTTAGGTGCGCTTACATCTGCAGTCTTCTTTGAAGTTTTAGTAGCTTTAGGTGCTTTAACAACCTTAGGAGCTTCAACTGCTGGTGCAGCTTCTTCTACCTCCGGCTTAGCTTCAACTACTGGAGGTATAATTCTGTTTGGGTTTACTTCGTGTGTTGCCCACTCTTCTTCTGAAAGTTTATGAAGACCTAAACATGAACCTGTTGGACTACGACCACAACCACATTGAGAACTTTTCTTAAGCATTTCAACATCCTTTTTCACTGTTTCATTAATTTCTTGTGCTTCTGCTTTAGTACCAAAACCAAACAGACTTGCAAACCATTTAGATACACTCATTTTTTTTCTCCTGTTCATATCCATATTTACAAATAAAATAACTATCAATTATATCAGATGATGGATTCCATTGTTTATCGGTCATCACCAGTTTCTTTTTAATGTAATAATTTGTTTCCTGTTCAAAGCAATCTTGTAAAACTTGTTTATTAGAATTACCTTTACCGGTAGCAAATTTCTTAATAACCGTTGGAGCTATTATATTATATGTATGTTTTTGTTTCCATAGATAATGTTTTAATAATCCAGCATTTTCAGCGATATTAAAAACCATACCTGTAGAACCCATTGAATAACCTTCTAAGTATATAATATCACCTTCTTTTAATTTATTCAACACCCAATTGGTAATATTAAAAAATCTTTCTTCATTAGTAAAATACGGGGCGTGTAGGTCCCCCTGTATATTATCAATATCTATATCATATTTCTTAATGTCAGTAAGATAGTAAAACTTACATGCTGAAAACTTAAATTTATCAGATTCACTAATACATATACAGGGGGATGATAGACTGTAATCTATCCCTACAATTCTCATATTATTCTTCTGAATCTTCTATTTCCCAATCATCATTGGTTTCATAGTCGTCATCTTCTTCGTGCTCTTCATCTTCATCATCATCTTCAGATACGATATCATCTTGATATAGAGACCAGGCATTATCAAAAGCATCATCAATACCATGAACAACTGTCTCTATATACCCTTCATCTACATCATCAGAAGCTTCTAAAATTGTCTTGTAAATATCAGTTCTTGTTTCTTCGTCTTTTACTAGTTCCATAAGAGAGTCAATTATCTGTTCCCAATCCATTTTTTGTTCTCCTTTTAGATTTAATTTCTTTCATAATCTGTTTACGTTTGTCACTAGGATATGACGACCAATCTTGAATTTGCTGAGTACTGCGTCCACACTTAACGCAATACTCAGTTGTTACGTCCAACTCACAATTAGTTGTGCAGGGTGACTCAGAAGAGCTCACATCCACCTCCAACACATGCTGCTGACCCTATTGTATCTACGTCTATATATTTGATCTCTTTCAACTCATCTTCCCATTTAATATCTTGGATAGTTTGTTGAATTTTTTCCCATTTATGGAGTAGATAAACATCTTTAAAGCAATATTCTGTCTTCTTAACATCTCCGTTAAAATAGTTTGTAGCAAACTTCTTGAAACGGCGAACCCAATCTCTCTTGAGAGTATTCTGATGATTATCTGCAGAAAGATCTTCACCAAAACCATTAGCAGTCATACAGGCCATCCAGAGATTATCAAATGCTTTGAGTGCTTCAACTATAATACCAGAAGCCATAATTGCACCTGCACCATACTTCTCAGTAAGTTGTGCTGCATTTAATACCTCAGTGTTTGGTGCCTGATAATAATCCTTATCACCTGTCATAGGAAGAAATGAAATACCTGCAAAGTAATCTTTGTTTACAAATACGTACTCTTCAATCTCACCCCAATTATCAACAATAACTGTATTAGATACATTATGACGAATACCGGGATGTGAACATAGATCAACGTTAGTGCCTGCATTGACCCAAAACTCTTGCGCTTTCTTAATTAGATCTAGATGCTTAATACCAATTAAATCATCCTTATAGATGGAACCTTGCTTAGATACAACTGGGAAAGAAATAACATAATCTGTCTTACCAGATGACCAAGCTGATTCTTCTACCATATTAGGATTAAACTTTTTAATTAATTTAGCTACTTCTGTCTCTTTATTCAACTGTACATTACGAATATACATTGGTGAATGTTCTGCGTGAATACCGGAAGCTGTCATTAGAAGGACTGATGCATTACCTGATGGCTTAACGCAAGTAGTG